TCTTCACGAATTGCGTAGTAGTCACGACTCGTGTAATCAACGGTTACTGGTACTTCATCAGCCATTATAAGTTCTCCTGATACGCTGGTTGGTTTCTAGAAATAGCAGCAACAGCAACTACTATTGAGTCTGTTTTGTTGTTAGGGAGCGTGTACTCCACTTCAACGTAGATAGCCCCAGACGAATCTGTGCTTCTTTCATCAAAGGTAACTTCAACGTTGTCTAATACTAGAGTAGATAAAAACTTTACAAAGGCTTGTTCTACTTCAATTTTTATGTCGGTAATTGAGTTTTCTACTCCATCAAAGATAGATAAAGGAATTTTGGTGCCAAAGTTAGGTTCCATGACACGCTCTTCTATCGTTGTGCACAATACGGACCTAACCCTATCGGCCCAAATTTTAGAATAGTCAGTTGCTGTGGTTATTTTTCCGTACGTGTCTAAAGTAAAGGGCAAGGAGATTGCTTTTTCAGCCATTAATTACACCCACTTTCTAGAGTTAAGAGTACTGTACCCAGTATCGTTTTGATTAAACATGGTGGTTTTAACTGCTAACTGAGGTGTTTTTGGTAAAGACAGGTTGTCACCATCTCCAAAATCTGCAAGGTTTAACACGGGTACTGACCCGCTTCTTTTATACCTTTTGTTAGTTTCTCTATTTTCGTCTCTTCCATCTGTTACAACAATTCCCTTACAGGAGTAGTGCCCTGTTTTATTAAAAGTGTGTACTACTGATTTAACAAGCCAGTGACCATCATTAGTGCTATCTACTCCAGAAATTTCAACAACACTGTACGGAGATATTCTTGGGTCTCCTTGAGATTGGAACTCTGCTGGCATAGTAAACCGTGCTTGTTCTGCTTTTGCTTCGGCAACTGCTTTTGCAAATGTAGGGCTATTTACTACTTGTTTGCTTCCTTGCTCTGAAAATAACACTTTGTTTTGCTTAGCACGTAACCCGTTTTTACTTGTTGGTTGTTTTTGAGAAGAAAAGGATTTGCCAGTAATTGGGTCAACACCCGTAATGTTTTTTACAGTTTTTTTTCCCATATCGGGGTCGTCAGACCAGTCACCAGTTGTAGGTCTAAATTTGTCTAATGTTCTTTCTAGAAAAGCGTGAAAAGGTGCAGCCAGCACACCGTCATAGTGGAGCACAGGTATAGTTCCCGTTGCCTTGTCAATTAACGTGTCATACTTTAAAAAATAAAGGGTCGTACCTTTTACGTACATTACATAACCAGCACGGTGTGCTAGTTCAGTTAAAAATTGCCAATACGTTTTTCCATGTTGGGAAAGCACGGAATAACGAGCAGGGCTAGGAGTTACTACTGCTTTAAGTTTGTTCTTTTTAGCAATGTCTGCAACAACCTCACTAATGGTTCTATTTACGTATACCTTGGTGTCAGTTTCTTTTAAAAAGAAAGAAGGACCAGTTGCAGTTACTTCAAACTCTTTGCTGTTTTGACCAGCAGTAGTTTCTTTTATATCTGTTACATACCCAAAGAACTCACCCTTTATGTTTAATCCAGTTGTCCAAACTACTTTTACAGGTGAGTGGCTTCTTAACCCTTTTTTTAATGTTCTACTAGTTGTGATGTACTTTAGAGTTAACTCGTCATGGTACTTAGCATTTTGTCTAATTTCCACAGTGTGAGGAACCATTGTTACAGATGGAAAATCAGGAAAGGATACTTTGTAAGTTGTGCCTAGACGTGGTTGATACCCAACTGGTGCACTTTTAACTGACACGAGGAATCCTTAATAATGCTCCAGGTGGAATCTCAAAAGGAGAACTATATTCTGGATTAAAGTCCATGATTTGATGCCACGCATCTGCTTCACCAAATAAATTATTAGCAACTTTGTCAATTCTGTCGCCTTCTACCCATTGATAAAAGTAAATGTTAGAGACCTTAATTGGAAACTGTCGTAGAACAGTTAGTTCCCAAGATTCTTTTGTTGGGTTATAAGCACGAAAGATTGTGCCATCAGCGTATCTGCTATCTAAAAATATCATTCTACTAACGCCCCTCTAGGAGTACCGCCACCGCCAGTAGCATTATTAACGGAGAGTGTTGCAAAATCACGTGGTTCATCACCCTTTGCTGCTTTTAAGTCGTAGAAACGTGCAGCCTTAATAGTTACATAAGAAATCATAGGAACCATGCGTGAGTTAAATACGCCGTGGTTAACGTCTATAGAAGTTATACGACCAAGATATCTAAGGTTAGAGCCTAGATGAAACTCAACAGCAGCACCGTTTAACCAACCTTGGTCTGCTGTACTTCCACGCAACGAACTCTTGTAATCGCCTTTTCCACCGTGTAACGCTCTAAATAAAAACTCTAAATCGTACATAGTTCCTTTGTTCCATATTTCTTTTACCGTCCACGCACCTACGGATTGTCCGTACAACTCTATAGAACGAGTCTCTAGATTTGCAACTCCATTGTCAACACCCGTTAACGTACCGTCTTGGTTTACATACGACATGTCTTCTAAACGGTTTAATAAAAGTTCAAAAGCAAATCCACCAGTTCCTGGAGGAACAATAGGATTCACCTTGTCTCTTCCGCTCATTAAAAGTTCAGGTGACATATCTGTCATTGTTCCATAGGACATTCCAATTGAGTTTGGATTGTAGTGAAACTTAAAACCATAAGGCTTTGATTTCTTACCTTTGTAACCTGCTGCACCCTCTTCTTTTCCAAGGTAATATGCAGTTTCAGCACTCATCTGAATAACTCCTTTGCTGTTTCCAAAGTTGTTAAATGCAGCAAGTCCGTCTTTTATTTGTTTTGGCATTAGTTGTTTACCGCTACTATCTTGTAATGCTAAAGAAAGAGTGTCGCTACCCGCATTACCAAACTGTGCGTTTTTAATTAAAGGGATGTTGTAGCCGTACTCTTTGCGAGCAAAATCAGCACCTTTAACTACTGTACTACTTGATGTAGAGGAGGTACTTGAACTTTGACCTGCTTGTACAGCGTACTTTGTGTTTGTTTGGCTTAACCACGCTTTTGCGGTTGTTATTTTTGACTGAATTGTGGTTGCTTCATCACTGTACTTTTTAAAACTTTTTTGAGCATTTGCAAAAGCAAGGTCAACACGTGCCATAGTTGCCTTTTTAGTAGCATTAGTTGGGTCGGCAGATAAAGCAGCAAATGCTGCTGCTCTTAACTTTGATTGCTTGTCTAGTTCTGCTTTTGCTGCCTTTTGTTTCTTTTGAACGTTTGCTAAATCTTGAGGCAATGTTTTAAGTTCTGCTTGTGTTTTTTTAACCTGTACTGCATCACGCAATGGGTCAACAACAAGGCAAACTTCTGCGTTCTTTTTTGCTGCTGCTCCAGCAGTTTTGCTTGGAGTAGGTCTAGGTGCTGGTACGTATGAAACCATTAGTAGCGTCCTCTCGCATCTCTATGAGCAACTTTCTGTAGCCCTTCTTCAACAATTTTCATAATATTATCGGCTGTAACTTGTTCAATACCGTTAAAGGTAGCGTTAAGAACTATTGATACACCGCCACCACCGCTGTTAGAAATACCAACAGATGGTGTAGCAACGCTTTGGCTGCTCTTTCCACCCTTAATGTTTGTTCCCCAAGGTGAGGCATTAACTGCTTGAATAACTGCCTGTGAGTCATTTCCAGCCTGTAGTGCAGCAAGGATGTTGCCGTAACGACCATTGTTAATGGTTTGAATCGTTGCATCCAAACCAGCATCCCAACTTGCATATCTACGTACGCCAGGAGTGTTTGCCAAACTTCCAGTTGCTTGACTTGTCTTTAAAGTTGTATTGAGTGGGTTGTAGTCTGCTGAGTTCTTCCAGTGACCACCTTCCCATGCCATCCAAGTAGTCATGGCTTGGATATTTGAGGCAGTTGTAGGAACGCCTAACTTAGAAAGGAACTGAGTAGCCCAACCTTGTTGGTCTCCTGTACCAAGAATAACTCCCGCTGTTCCTCCTGCAGAAGAGGTAGAACTTGCACTACCTCCACCTTGAACGCTTGCTCTTGGACCGCCAAGAAGCAAAGCGGTTGTATCTCCACTACCAAACATCTGTGAAACATTAGGATTTAACTCACTTGAAACAGAAGCAGATACACCAGCACCATTACCCTTAAGTTGGTTTGGGTCTACTGGGTTATTCTTACCTTTACGTACTTCATAGTGAAGGTGTGGTCCAGTTACGTTTCCTGTGTCACCTGATTTACCAACTACCTGACCCTTAATAACTTTTTGACCTACAGAAACAAGAACCTCAGAAAGGTGACCGTAAAGAGTTTGGTATCCATCGCCGTGGTCAAGTTCTACGGTCTTACCGTAATCTGCTCCTGGGTTTGTATTAATAACAGTACCGTCTAAAGAAGCAGTAACAGGAGTACCGATTGGCTGTGGGTAATCATCACCTGTGTGTTTTCCACCGCCCCACATATCTCCACTAGCACCGTAAGGAGTACTTACAGCACTTGTTGATGGAGATGCTGGAGTAGAACTTCCCCCAGTTGCACCAAAAGAGGCACCAAAGTGGTAAGAAGAACTTCCACCTGAACCTAAGAAACCACCAATACCGCCAACAACTGTTCCAATGACTGCTCCTGCAGCAGATGTGAGTGGTGCAAAAGGCCCACCGAGTAAACCAAGAGCAGCACCTGTTGCAGCACCAGCACCTGCACCAGCAAGAGTTCCACCAACACGGGTAGTTGTGTTGCTTGCACCTACAGCATTTCCAAGGGCATTAGCACCTTTACCTGTTACGTAACCAACGCCACCAGCAGCAAGACCAGCAACAGCACCAGGCATAAAAGCACTAGCAGCACCACCTGCTCCTAATGCACTAGCACCAGCACGTGCTGCTAAAGCAGTACCCGCCATCATCAATAGACTTGAAATTGCAGCAGTAACTGTTCCAATCATTGCCATGATTGCAGGACCCGTACGGCTCTCAGAAAGAGCACCAGCCCATCCAGATAAACGTCCAAGGGCATCTGCTGCGTCAATTAACTTTGGATTAAACTTTGTTTCAATAACGTTGGCTGCTTCTTCAAACCCTTTTAATACTGGCTGTGTGTAAGCGTCTAGTACATTTGTTTCAGAAGCAACTAAACCAAGTTTAGAAGCCAAAGGATTACCAGCACCTGACATTGCAGCAATATCTCCAGAGCCACCAGAATTTCTACTGCGGTATACCTGAGAAAACAGTGCTTGCTGGTCTTGAGACATACCCATTGCTCTCATTTGAGAGCCTAACATTCCGCCTTGAATAGAGTTATTTAACTCTTCGGTAGTCATCTTGCCTTGACCCATACTCATGCGGTCATACAGTTGATTAAAAATTTGAGTTGTTGAACGTGCCTTACCTGTTGCTGGGTCATAGGTACTAATACCAGCAGCGTAAAGGTTTGCTGACATTCCACCTTGTGTCATACCAGTTAAAGCAACAGTGGCGTTTTCATTAGCCATGTTCATTCCACGAGCAGCACCACCAACACTTGCCATAAGGCTGTTGTACTGTGCACTTCCAGGAGTTACTCCACGGGAAGCAGCAATCGCTGCTGCGTTTGAACCGCC